AAGTTAAATCTTGATGCTGTTTTAAATCGTAGTTCGTTGCCTGGGGATGTAGCGATGGGTTGTGCTCTTGCTGCAGCATTCTCTACGGGCAATGGAAAATTAGTGTCCTTTATCCAGACTGAAATGCTGTATAGTGGGGCAGAGTATAATTCTGCGTTGACTGCCGCCAGCATCATGGCACAAAATAATGTATGGTATCCATATGTAGAGATGACTGGAGATGAAAATTTAAAAGGATTACCAGCTTCACTTCGCATGAATGCTATTGCTAATCACGGTGGAACAACTAAGTTGAGGTTTGAGGCATTTAGTTTAGCAGCATCAATTGTGGGTAAATGTCATTTTTGTGTCAAAGCACATTATGACACTCTTAAGAAAGAAGGAATGACTGTAGAACAGTTGCGTGATATTGGTCGTATTGCTGCTGTTATTACAGCTGTTGCTAAAATTTTAAATAGTTAATTGATGCTTTCTGTTGCTAAGATAGTATTAAGTGTGTTATTATTAATAGTAACTGAAGTTTGTCATGCAGTTGAATGGGTAGTTAGTGCAGGAATTAGTAAGGCTACTATGCCATTCAATGGCATATGGTATCACAAAAATCCTGAATATCCACCTTATTCAGCAGACATGACAAACAAGGTTATCATGCTAGGTGCTAGGCATTCTATTAATGATCGCTGGAGAATCAACCTTGGTGTTACTAATCTTGGAACACATCGATTAGATGCTTGGGCATCTCCAGCAGATAGCAATTATGATTCTAAAAAACAACGATGTATTGGGGAATGTCTGCCTCCTGTAAACTATAAGACCACTGGAAGTCTTGCAGGAATAGTTAGTACAATAGAATGGCACAACAAGCATTTTGGAATAGAGGCTGGTCCTTTTGTTTATAAGGCTAGATTTATAGTAGATGTTCCTGGATGGTATCATCCAGAAGGTACACCAGGAAACTACATTATCAAACCTGAACATTTCCGGCCTATATATTCTGATGATATGGAATGGCAGCTCGGTTCAATGGTTGGATTATCTTATCATAAGAATGATTGGTCACTTAGACTTTTAGTAATATTTGACAAACAAGGATTTAGAGGGCATAATGATCCTTGGGTGCCAAATTGGAGAAGACATAATGTCCTTTTATTACAAAAGGCATTCTAGAATAGTTGTATGAAGCAAGCAGAAACATGTTTCGGACGGCGGTTCGATTCCGCCCAGGTCCACCAAATGGTCTCTCTCCGTAGAATACCGAAAGGTCGGCTGAGAGATTATTTGATGGGCCTGTACAGGTTTCGACGGGGCAAATAGTAAGTAAGTGGACAACTCGATAGGCGAAGGACGTAATCCTAGCAAATCAAATAGACGCAAACGACGACTATTTCTATCAGGACCTTAAGCTAGCCGCTTAAACCTGACGGGGTTTTGGCAGTTCACCTTGTTACCAAACGAACTGCCTAACACACAGGAGATTTAAATGAAAAAATTGTTACTTGCTTTATCGTTGACAGCAGCATTTGGTACTGCTCATGCTGCAAATTTTGTTAGTTTTGATGTAGACAAGGTTGAAGACAATGGTAATGGTGCAAAAAGCACCGCCCAATACTTCCGTGCTGGTAAAGATGTTGCTGGTCTAAATCTTGGCGTACAAGTACGTACAGCAGTATTTGATAAAGGTGGTATGCTTAACAGTGTAGAAGTAACTGCAGGCAAAGACCTTGTTAAAGGGTTGAATACGTTCGTTGGTATGGGTTATGATAATGGTTTCAACGGTAAAGTAGATGGCAACTTTACATACGGTCTAGTTGGTGCATCAACTGGCATGCCACTTGGCAAGGCTTGGGGATTTGCTGGAGCTAAGACTCGTATTAATTGGGATAACGATAATCCCAAGCAATCAGTTGCCTTTGCAGGTGTTAGCCTTCCTCTAACTAAAGATGTTAGCGTTAGTGCAAGCGTAAGCCGTTCTTACCAAACGATCAAAGAAGATGCGTATGGTGTAGGACTACGCTTCTCTTACTAAAAATAAAGGTTTGGTGGAACCTGATAAACCACCATTTTTACACACAAACACAAAGGAGAAGTAACTATGAGTAATATGTCACCTTTTGAAATTAGGCTTGAGTTATTAAAAATGGCTCAAACCATGCTTGAACAAGACTATTTCGGCAAACGAGAATCTATATCTAATGACTGGCAAGTCAAAGTAGATAATGCTCGTCATGCTGGTCAAATTCCACCTGATCATCCAGGTTTCCCCTCATTTCCAACGGAAGCCGATATCATTCAAAAAGCTCAAATCCTCAATGGATTTGTATCTCAAACCCCTGTAGAAAAACCATCTACCAAGAAGTAATCTGACTAAAGAGGGGGTCACTCCCCTCATAGAAGGAGATATTCGTGGATCGATTAGTAAAGATATTCCTTACTGTATTTGCAGCTGTTGTTGTTGGTCATTTGTTTGCCAATTTTATTAATTATAAATTGGAGAACTTAAAGAATGATCCAAAGACACCTGTTAAGTACGTTACTATGGCAGACCGCGAGAAACAACTTGAATGTCTTGCAAGAAACATCTACTACGAGGCAGCAAAAGAATCATTTGAGGGTAAAGTTGCTGTTGCACAAGTAACTATCAACCGTGCAAGGTCTCATCATTTCCCTAATGATATATGTAAAGTTGTTTATCAGAAAAACGTAATTATGGAAAAAGTGATTTGCCAGTTTAGTTGGTATTGCACTCCTATTGCTAAAAAGAAAGTTTTGTATCCCGAAGCATATGAAGAGTGCTATGCAGTAGCTAAAAAAGTATTACTTGAAGGATTTAGACTTGACATTTTGAAGGATGCATTGTATTATCATGCTAACTATATTAATCCAAAATGGAAAAAGCAACGTGTAGCCACGATTGGCAATCACATCTTCTATAAGTAACCTATCATGCTAGAAAAATCTAAACCTAAGATCAGAATTCCTAAATTTGACTTGCATAAGTTCATGGAATATTGTAGAACTAACTTAACTTATGCTACTGCAGAAACTATAGCATGGGTTGGCGTTCTATTGATACATGCAGCAACAATTCCAACAATGATTGCAATCATGGCCGGTCTCACTGATAAAACACCTCCAATAGAGCTTGTAATGTTTATTTGGGGTGGTTTGGGTTTATTTTTTATTAGAGCAGCTATTTTAAAGGATATGTTAAATGTTGTTACTATTGGTTTTGGTTTTCTAGTTCACGCAGTAATTTTATCATTGGTAATGTTTAAATGAATGAAAAAGAATTAACAGACGGATTAGTTATTACGAAACGTTTTAGGTCTCCCAACGAATTCTCACTTTACATTGAAGAACAAGTTCGAACTACGAGAATCCCTTACATTGAGGCGATTATAAATTATTGCAACGAACAAGATATTGATGTAGAGAGAGTTGCTGGATTGATTAGTCCAGCACTTAGGGATAAAATACAGGTTGAAGCTGAAGATCAAAATATGATCAGAAGGAGTGGTAAATTACCGCTATGATTATGACAGAATTTGAGGTGTACCGATTTTACTTAGCACTGAGATTACATTTTACCACAGATAAGTATGATGTAATCAAGCAACAAGGAAAGGTAAGAGCATCGAAGTTAGCTTTCTCTAAGAGAAAAGATCTAATCTCTATTAAGAAGATTGCAAAAACTTATTCAGATGAAGAGGTAGTAAACTTTCTTGTTGCTAACTTTGTTTCTGGTGATCGCTGGGGTGGTGTGTTCGATTCAGAAGCTAGGGATCGCTACTTAGAATGGAAAAAACGCATTGAAAGTCTCACATACACGTTTACTAACGATATTGATAGACTTTTTAATGAAACTTCCGATCCTTTTAGTAGCTCAAAAGGCGAACATTCCTATATAATTAAACAATACCTTAGGAACAACCTATCGATTGAGACATTGGTAGTGTTGGAGTCCTTTAGAAACTATATGGATGAATTTGACCAAGTGTATGCAGAAGACATAGTGTGGCCAGATATCTCCAGATTGATTAAAAAATATAAACCGTTTCTTAAATTTGACAAAGATAAATTTCATGCAATATACAGAAGAAGAGTTGGACTTAGCTCGTAGCAAGATAAAGCTACTTGAAGAGAATGTTGCAGATCTTCAAGATGCAATTAGTCACTACGCAGACCAGCTTAAAGAAACCCAACGTTTTTTAATTAAACTTGCACACAACCAATCAGAAATTACAAAAAGGGTCACACACTGGCCATATATTGTAGTATCTGATAGAGGTGGTGAAGAGGAAATCTGAAGGAGGATTGTTACTTAATCATGAGCGATACAAAGATGCACAATGACTACGATCGAGAAAAGAAAGTTCATCGCGTAGAAAAGCAAAAAAGTAAGGTTGCCAAGCATAAGAAATACCTATATAATATGTTATCTAAAGACAATTTAGATGACGAATTTGATGACCTGTATGATGATACATTTTTTAATACTAAAATCAAACGTCGTTAATATACCGTTTATACACCGTTAATAAGGAGCAGTAACATGGCTTTTACATCTCTATCCGACCTTCGTAACGCTCGTGGTGGTTATGACAAGATGATGAAGGAAGTTGAGAAACTCAATACACCCGCTGAGGGTGCTTCAAAAGATGATCGTTTCTGGCAGCCAGAAGTAGACAAAGCTGGAAATGGTTACGCTGTCATTCGTTTTCTCCCCCCTCCTAAAGGCGAAGAATTACCTTGGGTTCGTATTTGGAATCATGGATTTCAAGGAGAAAATGGAAAGTGGTACATCGAAAATTCGTTGACCACAATCGGTAAACCTGATCCTGTTTCTGAACTAAACACCAAGCTATGGAACTCTGGTGTTGAAGCAGATAAAGACACAGTACGTAAACAAAAACGCAAACTTACTTACATTTCAAACATCTACGTTGTCAAGGATTCATTGCATCCAGAAAACGAAGGAAAAGTGTTTCTCTTTAAGTATGGCAAGAAGATCTTTGATAAGATCAAGGACCTTGCTGAACCTCAGTTTGAGGATGAGAAGCCTGTAAATCCTTTTGACTTTTGGGAAGGAGCAAACTTTAAACTCAAGATCACTAAGGTTGCTAATTTTCGCAATTATGATAAGTCTGAGTTTGAGTCAACAAGTGCTATTGCAAATAATGATGAGAAGATTGAAGCAATTTGGAATAAGCAACACTCACTTACTGAATTCTTGAATCCAAGCAACTTTAAATCTTATGATGAACTAAAAGCTAAACTCGATGCAGTACTTTCAGGTGCTGGAGTTGCTAATCGTCGTGCTGAAGAGATTGATGATGTTGCAGAAGCAGTTGCTGCTCCTAGAGCAAAACAAGCTGCAGATACTCCACGTAAACCAGCACCAAAGAAAGAAGTAGACTTTGATGACGATGAAGAATCACTCTCTTATTTTTCCAAATTGGCAAATGAAGAGTAACCACATTCTAGAATTAGTCTAAGCCCAATTCAACCCATACACTTAATGATTGTGTATCTAAGGTTGATGTAGAGGATGACAAAGTTTAGATATTTTAACTTTAACTAAGGAAACTTAAATGAAAACATTGATCGCACTTATCGCAGCATTTGGCCTTTCAACCGCTTTTGCTGCTGATGCTAAGAAAGAAGAAGCAAAGAAAGAAGCACCTAAGGCTGAATCAAAGAAAGAAGAACCCGTGAAGCCTAAGGTTAAGCCAGTTGGTAAAGATGGCAAGCCAGTTGAGGAAAAGAAGGACGCTGCTCCTGCTGCAGCCCCTGCTGCTCCAGCTGCTAAAGCTGCAGAACCAGCTAAGAAGTAATTAATTGGGGTGAGCTAACAACTCACCCCATTACATCTATGAAATTAGAACTTAGTGATCTTATTGGAATATTGGCAATTTTTGATCTAGCTGCAACAAGAGGAACATTTCAAGGGAATGAGCTAGCTGAAGTTGGTGCTATATTTAATCGTGTTCAACTTGCTGCAAAAGAAATGCAAGAAGAAATGGTTGGACAACAAGTAAATGGCGTCTTTGCAACGCCACCAGATGAAGAGCTTAAGCCAGAGTAAAGAACGCATTCTTAGTCATTACACGTTCAATCGTTGAATTTGTATTTCTAGAAGTTGGAACAGATGCTAACGATTGTACGCTATTACTTCCTTGTGAAGGTGTAGCCTGATTGTTTACATTATTGACAATGATTGGTGGTGCTGACATCTTACTTGTTTCTTCATTTGCTGTTGTTAATTCCTTTATCATTCCAGCTTGAGTAGGAACTGGAACAGATTCTACACTAGTTGGACTTACTGATACTGAAGAAGGAACGGTACTTTCTTTTGGAACTACAGCAGGTTCTACAATAACCTTGCTTTCTTGATTATTAGTCTTTACAGATCCGGCACCAGCTGCTTCTATCTCTCCTTTAAATTTTAAAACAGCATCTCTCTTAGCAAGATCCTGTGATATTTGCTTTGTAGTCTCTTTTCTTTGTTCTGAAGTAGAACTAGTAAACTTTTCAGCACGTTTATTGTAGATTTCTTCAGATCTTTTATTTTTATATTCAACAAACTTCTTATAGTTTTCAGGATCTTTTTGCGCAAAAGTAGCTTCGCTAAATTGTATATCTACTTTCTCTTTTGGTGCAATATCTTCTGCTTTCTGGCTAGGTGTTGAAGCTTCATTGCTTGATGTTACTTCCTTTGCATTATTTTGTAGATAGTCAGTCTCTTTTTTAATTCTTTCTACTCTTGCCTGTCTTGCCATATTACCTAAGAAAAGTGCACCACCAATCTTTTCAACACCTCGAGCTAATCCAGATTGAACTTTCTGACCAACTGTCATCTTTTGCCAATTAGCTTCATCTTGCTTCTCATCTACTTTGAGATCATTACCTTGTTCGTCTTTACCTGCAGTACTTTCCAAATATGCAACACCACCTACTGCTGCTGCTCCTAATGCTAGTGGTAGAGCTGCCCCGCCTGCTAGAGTGGCGGCGCCTGCAGCTACTCTAGGTAATACAGCTCTACCAACAGCTGAAGCTCCTCTTCCTAATGCAGCAGCTCCTCCTTTTATTGCACCACCAGCTTTACTCAAAAGTGCAGCTCCTCCTAGAGCACCACCCAAATCACCAAGGATACTTCCACCACCTTCACCTTTAGCTGACTTTAATTCATCTAACTTATCAATCAAGCGCAATGTATTTTTATCCATTGCTTTAACAATAGGAGAGGTGTCAAAAGATCTTGATTGTTCTACATTAGCTACTGCTGTTTGGATAGGAGTTGCAACAAGAGGAATAACTTTTGGTCTTTTAGGTTCTTTATTCTCTTTTTCTTTTTTACTAAGTTCTTCTTGTTCTTTCTTTTTTCTAGCACGACCTGGAACAACAAAGTCTAAGATGTTTTCTTTTACTCTTCCGTAATCAGCCTTAAGATCCTGTTCTACTTCTTTAAAGAAATTAAACTTTTCTTTTGGTTTATCTTCTTTTTCAGGAGTATCTTCCTCTTCAATAGCTTCTTTAATATCAATTAAATTAGAATTAAATAGTCCAAACTTGGATTCGATGACCTTCAACATCTTTTCAGTAAGATCGGATGTTTTAACTGAATTTTCTGATGTAATCTTAGAATACTCTATTAACTTTATAAAGTTATCGTTATTATCAGAAGATCCAATTCCATTCATACTTCCTTGTTTAGGAGAAGTAGAGGCAACAGGAACTGATGTTGCAGTGTTTAAATTACCGGGTTTAACCTTTGCCATCAAACCCAAAAGACGGTTTGTGACATCAACTTTTCTGTTTTGTCTTTCAGTAGCTGAGATTAACTGACCTAGTAACTTATCTGCTAACATTTATATTGGTCTTCTTATAATTGGTTTTGTAACAACTTCTTTCTCTTTTGGAGGTTCTGCTAAAGGTTGTTGGGGTAATGATATTCCAGCAATCTTTTCTTTTCCTCTTGAATAAGCAGTGATTCCTAATATGGCACCCATTGCTAGGTGAT